TAAAGAAGATCTTCGTAAAGTTTTGTTGATCGAGATTGACTCGCTCAAGATTGATATTGATAATGTACGGCAAATGACTGTACAAGGGATGCTCGATCATGCTACGGCAGCTACGAAGATCTCCGTTCTTCAGAAGGAACTCCGCTCCCATATACAAGCTGTACGTCAGCTTACTGATGGCGTTGATCGCCGTGGTCTGCTTCTAGCTGGTGCTGACCGCTGCTTGCGCGAGCTGATCAATAGCTTTGAAGACACACCGACGATGCTCTCCTTGTTAGAAGAGGCATCGCTGGTTGTCTGGGGTACTATTGAACGCGAAGAGAAGAACTAGACAGCATCCATAAGCGACAAAATATTCGCCATATCGCAGCGAAAGATTCCCATAAAGGAGTCGTTTACACCTAGGGACATTACAAGCTCGTAGTCTTCCTCAAAACAACCAAATGGCAAGATGCATGCGGGTTGTTTGGAGACAAGGTTTCCGACGGCATCTGTCCAAGTGATTAGCTCATCGTTTGTAGAACCAGAAAACATTGGTTCTTTCATCATCCGAGTAATCCGAGTCAGATTTTTATCTAAACAGTAAGCTCCAAGGTGATACATCAGATAGGGGCGTTCATTAAAATCTTCTATTGCCATGTGCTTCCAGTGGAAGAACACAAGCCACTCATCTCCAATATCGATCGGAGCTGTGGAATTAAACGTAGGACAACCGCCAGTTACTGCTTTAAGGCAATCACTGTTGATGCGAATATCTTTTTCACCTGGGGTTTTAATCGTTACTGGAACAGTCGCATATAGCAAACGCAACTTGTCTTTGTCACTAAAAAAGCACCAGTTTTTTTCTGCCTTCCCATCCACGTGGTTCTGACCAACGGGAGGGTATAGAGCGTCGACGAGTTCTCCAAACTCATTAATTTTTCCTACACATACTTTCGGAGACTTGACCATTACGGACTTGTTCGTATCCCACTTCGATGCGTACGAACTTGTAACAAATTGTCCGTAAAGCTCATCGTCTGGAGTTAAAAACAAGCGTGGGTCTTCGTAACTGAGTCGATGAGGCTTGCTGCGTAATTTTCTGGCTGCCAGAATTGTGTCGTCATTATGTAGCTGTCCGATATAAATTTCTGTAGGCGTGTTGTTGTAATAGAAATATTTCATATCGTGCCGGAAACAGAAAGGCTCTGGTTGAGTTCTCCATGCAATAACTGTGTGTCCTCTGTGTTTGATGATTGACGGACTAAAGTTAGCTAAATGGTTTTTATCTAAACCTTTATTAATTCGTACAAAAGAACCGCCAAGATCATCTGCTTGTTTGTACACATTAGGAGCTCCTTTTTCAGGAGTTATTTTAAGAGGATGAGTTACGTAAGAATAGGCTGTGTGATAACGATGGTGCTGAGTACTCACTTGCACACCTCCTCGATAGCTTTCTCAAATCCTTCGGCAATCTTATCCCAACGGAAAGCTGGGTTTTGAGTAACTTTATAACATTCTTGTGCTGTGTGATCTAGATACTCTTTGTCTTCGTACAGACAAGAAAGAAGATCAGCAGCGTGGTTTACATCAATTAGTCCTCTTTCGACTCCCAGATCTTTGTCGCGTACCCATGCTGCGACATCGATTAAACATGCGCTATTTTTCCAAATATCTTTACACGATGTGTGATTTGGTACGACCTGGGCTCGTTTGCAAGAGGCGTGTTCAAAAGGAACAAGACCCCAACCTTCCCCGTCGGCTGTATTAATTCCCACGTTGCATGCGCTGTAGATTTTATTTAGAAGTTCATCAGGCGGAGCGTTTGTGTAATTTATATTGTTTGAAGTCATAATCAGTCGGTTATCTGGAGCGATATTTAAACGATTCATCTCAGATTCAAACAGCTCTCGTACGCTCCATCCGAGGTCTTTCTCGCTCATATGCAGATAAAGCATAGTATCAGGCTTATCCACAGCGAACTTTGCAAAAGTCTTGATCGTTAAGTCAATTCGTTTGCGTGGTTGATTCCTATTAGCGTTAAGAACTATAAATTTATCTTTAGGAAGTCCTAGTGCTTTCCGAGCTTCTTCTATGTCAATTTCATAAAATTTTGCAGGATCGATTCCATGAGGGAGAACTGCAAGGCTTTTTGGCTGCACGCCGTGAGCCATGATTCGTTGAGCTTGTTCGATTGTGAACGTGATCGGAAAGTCCCAGTCTTTGATAAACCGCATCGTAGATGCTGTGTACCATTCAGAGTCAATAGGGAAGTATGGAATAAATTTAAATTTAATTTGATCTTTAAGAAAGTGTATGCGCTCCCACACCTGATTAACGATCCAGATGTCGTTTAAGCAGATAAATACATCAGGCTTCTCCTTTGCTACGACGTCAGGTAGTCGTCCAATACCAAAACGATCAGAGGGGTTTGCTGCTGTAGCTGGGTAAACCTTAAAAGGTAAATCGTGAGGATCTCCCATGTAGTTGATCCCAAACGCAACTACCTCATTATTTTTACTCAAGTGCTCTAAGATACTATGAGTTACACGAGCAAAGCCTGTGTTAGAAAGGATATCCCCGTACCAGAGAATTTTTGCCATAAAGCTGTAGAATCTTGCTAACAGTATACAGACAGTTTTAGGGATATGCCTAGCCGAGAGACATTTGCTTATCGCCGTGCTTTGAAGCTTCGCGCTCAACGCGCTGTGGAAGACTCAAGCAATGATTCAACAGTAGATAATGTTTTTAGTCGCGCACAGAATGATTTTGCGACTTTTTGTACGCTTATGGATAAACCTCCAGCACAGCATATGCTTCAATGGCATAGAGAGCTTGTGACTGGAGAAAGTAACAGGTACTTGCTTGATATTGCTGGCCCTAATACAGATATTTTGAGTCCACGAGGTTCAGCTAAATCAACTTGTTTGAATTTATTTACTGCTTGGTGTATTGGTCGTCACACAGCTGCACAGAGACCTTTGCAGATAATCTACGTATCGTATAACGTCGCCACAGCAATACCAAAAAGTCGCATCATTAAACAGATTGTCGACAGTGCAACTTTTAGAAAAATCTTTCCTACCTGCAGGCTTAAGCCTGGTATGCAGAGCGATATAGGTTGGTCTATTGATTTTGAGTACGCAGGAATACCTCGTGTAGGTGATGAGGAATTTACGCTACGTGCTGCAGGTTTGCGCGGTAGTATTACAAGTAAGCGAGCGCATTTGTGTATAGTAGATGACCCTATTAAGAGTAGTACAGATATACGCAATCCGGCAATTCGCGAAGAGCAGAACTCTAACTGGAGTAGTGTTATTGCTCCGATTATTTTTGAGGGCGGTCGGTCGATTTGTCTTGGCACTCGTTTCCACCCGTTGGACATCCACAAAACGATGTTTATCCCTCAGAAGGGCTGGAAGCAGGTGGTTCAAGAAGCGATTACATATAACGATGCAGGAGAACCAATTAGTTACTGGCCCGAACAATGGTCTGTGGACTACCTGATGCAGCAGAAAGAACTTGATCCGGTAGCGTTTGCATATCAGTACCAGCAACAGCCTGTGATGACTTCGGATCTGGTTCTGTCTCCAGATCTGATTGTGAAGGGTGAAGTTGTCACCGAGTTTGATTCTCTTGCTGTAGGGATTGACTTATCGGCAAGTAAAAACGAAACGTCTGACTACACAGCGTTTGTGCTGGGAGGCAGGTTAAAAGATAAGTATTACATTATTGATTCGCATCAGGTGCGCTCCATCGGCAACCTTGAGAAAATTGACTTGTTGTGCGACATGCTTGTCGAATGGGGTATCCTTCAGTTGCAGGATGATCAGTACTTTCCTACTTACTCCACGGTGACGCTTGTTGTTGAGGCTGTTGCGTATCAAGCTTCTCTTGCCGCTGACCTTCGACGTGTGCTGCTAAACGAGCGTGGCTTGAGCAACCTCCATATTCACGAAGTTAAAGGTTTTAGAGGAGACAAGGTAGCTCGATTCCGAGGAACTTTAGGCTTGTTAGAAAATAAAAAAGTCATTTTTAATAAATACAGAAAGTTTGATGCGCTTACCGATCAGCTTGTTAACATAGGTGCTACCTCGCATGATGACTTACTAGACGCATACACTTGGCTCATGACGTTTTTACAAAAACGCGGCAACTTCTCCATCGAATACTGAAATGTTTAAGTTTTTCATTGCTCTGACTGCTTATGATCCCCTGTCGCGGTTTGATCCTCTACTCCGTGCTCTGCAAAGTTACTCGAAGCTACCTGGAAGTAAGACTGTCTATATCTATGTGGATAAAGCGCATGAGCAAGACGTTCCTGAGCTTTATGAACTGATTGAAGCCAATGTTGAAGACTTAGATGTTTATGTTCAGATTGCTGACGCTTCTTATGAAGGTTATTCGCTTACGTGGGCACATAAAGCTGATTTAAGGTTTTTTGTTACAAGCCAAAGCTTTGACTTTTATATT